AAGCGGTATGCCTTTACAGCAGACCAAATCTCTTCGCGAGTGAGCCAACTGTTGTCCATATATTCTTTTCTTAGATCCTTCTTTTGTTCCTTATAAGGTTCTATTGCTTCTTCCAAAGCAAAAAGTGATTTAAGATAACTAACCACATAATGCTCTTTCTTTTGTTCTTGGTCCATTTCTTCTGTATCTTTAACTTCTCGTAATGCGCTCATATTTCCTCCTAATTAATTTCGCACTGCCCACCGGCACACGCAAGTTCGCCGGAAAGGTCAGTATTATCATCATACTCTATAATGCGACTTAAGTCAACATTTTTTAGAGATTTTATTAAATTTTCATAATCTTCCTTGTCGCAATCTTCAAAGGGAGATTGTTTATAAGTTCCTCCGTCGTGTGGCAGAACGGCCAATCCATTGTAATATTTACGATTTTCCCACATCCACTGCTCCACACCAGACCATTCATCTTCTTTAATGTTTATTGTAGCAGAAACGTTGTGAGAATTTTGCCCTCTTTTGTGACCATTTCCTACCCATTCACAACTAATCTTCTTAACCCTTTCGAGCAAATTCATAGCAGTTTCGTGTCGCGTAACTGCACCGTCTGGAGCTTTCTGAGGTACGCTAATGACTGCTGTGTCATGTGGTCTGAAATATTCATCTTCAAGTAATTCTGGATGCATTCCCCACAGATAATCATAAATAGCTTCGTTCTTGCCAACGCGAAGGCGACGAATATAATAATTATTATGCCACGCGTGGATTCCGCTGGAAGTTCCTAGAGTTAGGGAAGTGGTACCCGCTGGTTTTACGCAAGTTGTCCTTCGAGCCGGCTTAATCCCAATTAAAGCTGCTACTCGTATATTTTCCTCTTTCACAACTTTAGCAGCCTTTTTCATATCTAACTTCAAAACTTTTCCCGATGCAATACCTGTCATACTAACACCGATCAATGCATCTTTTTCAGTATTTCTTCGCCAAATATCGCGTAAATAATGAAAATCAGTGTACCCGGCTTGAAGAGTCGCGATAAAAGTTGCTGCTTTACATCTCGCTTCGTAATCTTCTTGTGTTTCTAAATCGCTGGCATTGACTTCTGTAAGATTGCAGAATTGAAAAGGGCGCAATCCAATTTCACAACAAGGATTTGTTCCCCAATCTTTATCATTGGTAAAATAAAATCCTGGTTCTCCTGCGCCGCTAGCTCGAATTCTTTCCCACAACTCTCGGAAATATTCTCTTGTGATGCGATGGCGCATCAAAACTATAGAATTGTTTGCGCGGCCTCTTTGGGGATTGATCTCCCACCAATTGCCTGTCTTCGCAGCAATCATTTCATCATCGTCAGCAGTGAAGAGCGCAATCAAAGCTGCTCTCCGTATACCACCTGACAGTACTGCATCTGCAATATGACAAATAATATCATGTACTTCAATTGTTTCCAGTTGGTCGCCGTCTTCTCTTGAATCTAATATGCCTTCAATTTTTACTAAGCATTCTCTAAGTGGTTGTGATCCTGGGGCTTTGCCGCCCGAAGTTATTAAACGGGCTCCCTTGGGGCGTATGTCACTGTAATCAAAGCGCAAACGCGAACCACCTTGGAAGTAGCTTCTCATCAAATGTTTAATAGCGTCTGCCCATCCTTCAATTGAATCTCCAATTAAATACCGACGCGTTCGCTTCTTGTTCGGCTTGTGGATTTCAGGCAATAATTCTATGTGATGTTGTTGCACACTGTAACCAACGCCGGTACCGCCAAGTAAAAGAAACATAACTTCACCGAAGGCGCGCCAATGATCAATTGGCATATACGCACAATTAAATATTCTATTGGGAGCAACTTCAATTGGCTTTCCTCCGAATTGCATTGAGCGCATTGAGGGAAGAATTTTCTTATTGTAAACATATTTATATGCTTCTTTAATTTCTTCCTTTAATTCGGGATATTTCTTAATATGCATTTTGCGGTTGCGCGTGACTAATTCCTTCCATGTTTCTCGTCTTTCCTTTTTAGGAAGGTAGCGCGCATATTTCATATGTACTGTAATATCGGATAGAATTTGTGTTGCTACTTCATGATTCATTTCTTTCCCCTTGTTTTCCTATAGCTTTTATATTTGTCTTTTAAAGACTCTTCTTGTTTTTTTGTCTCACTCTGTTTAATTTCCTCATATGTTTCCATCTGAGTCAACACATCTATTTTAACATTAGCCGTATCCATAAAAATCGGATAGACTAAACCATCAGGGCCATTTCTATTTTTAGCAATAAATATCCTCCCACCGTTATTATTCTTATGCTGAATAGTTCTGGAAATTGAGAAAATAAAATCCGCTACAAAACATTTATTGAATGCTTCGCTAATGGCCTCCATCGTTATAACTTCAGCGTTCAATCCAGATCTGTTGGTCTGAGAAGCTGTCCATAGTGGACATTTGAACTCTTGAGCTAAACTTCTTAGCTCTTCATAAATAGATTCCAACTGATGTCTTTTCTCATCATTTTTACCTTTTGCACGTAATAAATCTGCATAATCTACAATTAACATATCGGGTAAAATATCACGTTGCCGTAACTTCTCTAAATGATTACGAAGTGTTTCAACACCAGCAGATTTAGTGGGATATTCTTTTACAATTAATTGTCCATTTAAATCTTTTATTTCTTCATAAATATCATCTTTGCGATTAAACAAATCTCGCAAAGGAATTCCAGTTATACAACTATCATATCGAGACGCAACAATTGTATCTGACAACTCTAATGTATAGTGAATTACTGTCTTATCTTCTTTAATCGCTTGTGCACCTAAATGAACTAATGCCATTGATTTTCCTGCGCCGGTGGGAGCAATTACGACACCAAGCTCGCCTTTTCCCAAACCTCCTTTGCATAAATCATCAATAGTTTTCCATCCAGTCGTTACGGGATTTCTGGCCTTAATCTCAAATCTCGCTTCGAAATCTTTAATGTAATAATATCCACAATCATTGTTAGTTCCTAACTTCATGGCATCATTGATTAATTTCTGAACCTCTTCAAAAGAAGATTTCTTGAGCAATGGAACAGATTTCAATATTGCTTCTTTAAGGACTTGTTTTTTACAAAAATCAACTGCAATATCTTTTATATAATCAGTATCTTGTACTGCCGTCTTCAGAAGGCGAGCGTAGAAATCTCTGATCTGATGCTGAGTTAATTCATTTTCGTTTCTTATCTCGGCGCGCAGAATGGTAGTCATAATTGCGCTGGAAGGCTGCATGCCATATTTTTCTTTGTAGTCAAAAATTTTCTTTATGAAGACTTGAAGATAAGTAAATTCAAGAAAATTGATGTTTAATACTTCCCTCATTTGATCAGCAAACTCTCTATCGTAGAGAATTAGTTGACACAGATTTTCTTGAAATAATTTCCCGAATTGGGAGAAATCTTCTCTTTCATTGTAATTCAAAGTAACAACCTCCGAATTCACATTCTACTACATTTATCATCGTCTTGTCAAGGGTAAAAATGTATATAGTTAATCCAATTGCTAATAAAAATGCAAGTAGTATGAACCATTCAGCTTTTGTCATTTTTTATTTATCACCGACTTTCATTCTTCGTTCTCCTTTAAAGTGCTCCCGGTAGGACTCGAACCTACGACCGGGCGGTTATGAGCCGCTTGCTCTGACCAACTGAGCTACGGGAGCATAAGTACCCTCGGCAGGATTCGAACCTGCGTATAACGGCTTAGAAGACCGCTGCCTGTCCATTAGACTACGAGGGCAATTCACTACTTCTGCTCTTCAAATTTTCTTGCTTGTCTTTCCATATGATCGTTGAGATGATCTATCTCTCCTTGCATTTTGAGAATTTGCCAAGTGTATCCCAAAATACCAACAACACCCAATAAACCAATAATATAAAATTCCATTTTATCCTCCTTTAAGGTTAGTAGCTGAAGAGGGACTCGAACCCTCACACCCGATACAGATAACGGATTTTAAGTCCGTTGCGTCTACCAATTCCGCCATCCAGCCAGTTTATTTTAATAACAAAATTCTGTTAGTTCCCAATCACAATACAAATCATCGTAACACCAAGTTTCTTCACAAATCCAGCCGCTTTGATATGTTTCGTAAACGCAACAACTGCCGTAACAATAGTCTGCCCACTCCACTGGATATGGAGAAGGATCGTATCCACAATAACCCACTGTCACAACCGGTATCGGCTTAACGGACACATGTGGTCCATGCGAAGGGGGATGAAATTCACATCCCATCATCATCAACACTAAAAGTGCACTAATTATCTTTTTCATTTTTTGCTCCTAATATAATTCTTTTAAATGCTATAAACAAATCACTCCAACTTGTTTTTCCGATTCCGTCTTCCAACATCATTCCGTTTGTTAAGGTTTTGTTGAAAGTTAATTCAGTCTCTCTGATGGTATACTTGATTTTAGTTTTATTTTGCACTGCGATGCTAGGACTATATAGTTGCATAAGCTGATAATTTTCTTTTATAATATCTTCGCCCTCAACAATATTTTGATATGCTTTTAAGGTTGAATTAGAGTTCTCACAGAAGTTTGTGACCTCATCAATAGAATATGTTTTTTCTTCAGATAAGAAAGGCAAACGCTTTGCAATTGTTGGCAAACCAACACCTTTAATACCATCCAAATTATCGCTCTTGTCTCCCACAATTGCTCTCGCTAGTGCAAAATTAGTCGGATGTATACCAAACTTCTCAACGATCATCTTCTTATTCAAAACCTCATTTTGAATTGGTCGGTAAGCTACTGTTTCGT